TTTCAAGGAGAACGACAATAAGCCCAGCAACCTGCCTGCTACCATGTGGGCGCTCTACAACGCATGGCTACAGGCAAACCCGCACAAGCGGGCCTTTACGGAAGAGAAGGATTGCCCAGATTGTGAAAGCGGATGGCTCATCCTGGAAAAAGACCAGGACCCGTACAGGACCCCGATATCCGCGACGGCCCCATGCGGGCGGTGCCGTCAGCTCAGGATGCCCAAGTACCTGCGGCTTGAGGATGCCATGCTCGCAGGATTCCGGAGAAAAAACCTCACCACGGAATATGCCGTCAGGAGAAGGCCCGTCCGCGAACTCGCGGCCAGCATCGGACGCAATGTCCCGCAGGTGAATACTGTGGCGCAGGAGGACTGACAGCCATGCAAAGGGGTGCCAACCATGAAAGACGCAGCAAGAAAAATCCTGACCGCCGTGGTCCTGGCAACGTGCCTGATCCTCGTCGCCGTGACGGTTCAGACCTGCCGGGAGCTCAGAAACATGCAGTGGTCCATGGAGCAGCTCGAGCAAAGAGTCGTAATGCAGATCCAGCAAGAGCGCGAACACCAGGCCGGCATCAATCTCGTCCTGGCGCGGGAAATCGACAAGACAAACGCTCGGATCTCGAGGCTCAAGCGATAGAGCGCGCCCTCGGCGACCTCTGGCTCATCGGGTGGAAGGAGATCCGCAACCACTGGAACCGCGAGATCAGCATCCGGACCATGCAGCGCATCGTCCAGCGGATCAACATGCCCATGGTACACGTCGGCAACAGGCCCTGCATCCTGCGGGAGACGCTGGCCCTGATCAAGCTCCGGATGCAAGCAATGCCCGCCATCAAGGGCAAGTAGGCTGCCGCGCCGGCCCCGGTTCCCGTCCGGGGCCCTCTTTTTGCCTGTCATCATCTGTCGTCGTCTGTCATCTTGCCTAAATCCTCAATCCGTGAGAGCCTTTGCACAGCTAGGGCACGAATCTGCCTCGTGCCGATTCCCTCCTTCAAGGGGCGGCCACAGATCCCCTCGACCAGCGCCCGCGACTGATGGGAGCTGTTAAGCCGCCCCCGGAGGGGGAGGGCTCCAGGAGCCAACAGTGACGCGCATCACGGCCGATGACATAGCCCCCGTCGTGGAGGCCCTGGCCGAGCAGAACCGGCAATTGCTCAAGAAGGTCGGCCTCGGGAAGGAGCGGCGCTTCCGCCGGCTGGCGAAGCTCCTGGATGCCAAGGAAACCAAGTTCGTCAAGCTCAAGAAGTCGGGCCTGGACCCGCAGAAAGCGGCCCAGGAGCTTCTGGACCAGATCGACGCGATAGCCGGCAAGGGCCCGAAGAAGAAAACGCCTCCTGGGGCAAAATTGAAGGCCGGCGTCCGGATCCTGGCGGAGACGAGCGAGGAACAGCTCCTGGCGATAGACATTGCCGATCTCGGGCTGCAGCTCGATGTCATCCGCGAGGCGAACAAGATCGAGGGCGCCTATCCGGCCGAAAAGAGCATCCAGCAGCACACGGGCCTCGAGGAAATTCTGAGGATCGTTCATGGGCAAGGCGGCGACGGCAAGTAAGCAAAGCAACCTGGACGCGCTGGCGACTGCCTATCAGCGCTACGTTCAGGATTTCCGCGCCTTCGCCCAGGACTGCCTTTTCATCCGCGATCACAACACGCAGCAGATCCTCCCGTTCCGGTTCAACCGGGGGCAGGAGATCCTGCACAACTGCCTCGAGAAGCAGAAGCGCGAGATGGGGGGCGTCCGGGCCCTGCTGCTGAAGTCCCGGAGATTTGGAGGATCCACCTACACGGAGGGGAGGTTCTACTGGCTCACCTCGACGCGCTTCAACCGGAACACGTTCATCGTCGGACACGAAATCTCGTCAACGGACGAGCTCTACTCCATGGCCAAGCTCTTCCACGAGCGCAACCCGCTCCCGCCGGCAACCCGGAAGTCCAACTCCAAGGAATTGATCTTCGATACGGAAAACGGCCGCGGGCTCAAGAGCGAATACACCCTGGCCTGCGCCCGCAACCTGGACGCCGGCCGGTCCCAGGGGATTCACTATCTGCACGGGTCCGAGTGCGCGTACTGGCCGGATCCCGAGACCCTTTGTACCTCGCTGCTGTCCTGCGTCCCCGACCCGCCGACGGACTCCGAGGTGATCTTCGAGTCAACCGCCAACGGCTACGGGAACCGCTTCCAGTCCGACGTGTTCAAGGCCTACGCCGAGGGACGCCACCCGTTCTACCAGGAAGACGGCATCACCTACGCCTGGCACAATCCGGCGTGGGACTGGATCCTAGTGTTCATCCCGTGGTTCGTCCATGAGCGCTACACCAAGCCCTTCGATTCCGATAGGCAGCGGGAATGGTTCGAGGTCGAGCTGCACCGCAAGGTGCTCAACAAGGAAACGATGACCTGGGATGAGTCCGAGGCCCTGCGGCTGATGAAGCGGTTCCGCCTGTCGCTCGAGCAAATGCATTGGCGGGCCTGGGCAATCGAGAACAAGTGCAACGGGCGTCTCGAGATCTTCCGCCAGGAGTATCCGGCCACGGTCGAGGAAGCGTTCCTGTCCCAAGGAGCCAACGTCTTCGGGCGGCTGCTCTGTGACAACCTCGAGGCCGGCTGCAAGGATCCGATCCTGGTCGGGGATCCCGTGATCCGCAACGGCCTGACCAAGATCCGCCCCAATCCCAATGGCCACCTGAAGATCTGGGAGAAGCCGCGCAAGGACATGACGTACTTCCTGACCGTGGACTCGGCCGGCGGGATCAAGCCGTCGCACGAGCAGCGGCAGACCGAGCCTGACCCGACCTGCATCGATGTCTACAACCACCGCACCGGCGTCCAGGCCGCCCAGTGGCACGGGCACGTCGATTATGGGGTGATCGCAGAGCTCGTGGAGATGATCGGCGCTCTGTACTATCGTGCGCCGGCCTGCGTCGAGCTGATGAATCACGGCTACACGGTCGTCCGGGACCTCGAGGCAGCCCGGTATCCGCTCTTCGAGCACAAGCCGGGAGAGCCCGGATGGATGACCAACAAGAAGACCAAGCCGCTCATGGTTGACCGGCTGCACGAGCTGGCCTCCACGGGGCAACTGCAGATCCGCTGCAAGGAAACCGTTTCGGAGATGCGGACCTTCGTGGAAAAGGGCGGCAAGCTCAACGCAGAGCTCGGCTGCCACGACGAGCGGGTCGATACGGCCGGCATGGCCGCGATCATGATGACCCTGATGCCGCGCCAGTTGTCCGCGCAGGAAGAGGAAAAGTACAAGCCGGCTCATCGGCAGGGCGTATCCCTGGCCGGCTGGCAACTGCCGGAAGGCCTGCCCCCCGGCGGCACGGGGAACGAAACGGGGATCGGCGGCTGGCTGGCTCGGCAGCGGGCCCGCGATCTCGCTGACCAGGACTACGAGATCACGACAGGGTCTATGGCGAGGAACTGAGCCGGGTGATCGGCACGATCCGCAAAGGGAAATGAAGAAATGGGCCAGGACAACGGACAGAAAGAGAAGATCGTGATCCAGTCGCCGGCCGCCTGCCGGCAGTGCAGCGCAACGACGGAGCAGATCCAGAAGCAGTACGGTGGCTGGCTGGTCTATCCGGTCAATCCGGGGGTCGCCATCTACATGTGCCCGAACTGTTCGGCCGTTCAGGGCAACCCCAACGCATACGAAAACGAGCAGCGGATGCTGACCATAGCCAAAAACATCGAGGCAGAGCGGATCATCCGGCCGGCAGCCGGCCCCAGGATCCTGCCCGCCTTCAAGCGATGAGGAGGTAAACATGCCCAGCTTGACGATGGAATACAACTTTCGGGCCCTGACCGGCCAGCGGATCACTCCGGGCAACACGGCCACGGCAATCGGGACGAACATCATCAAATACGTCGAGCACAAGCTGCACATCGACTCCGGGGGGACAACGGCCATCGTGGCCGGCAACCGGATCCTGGGGGCCACCTCCGGGGCCTCGGCCATGGTGCTCGAGGTCGGCACCCTGGAAAGCGGGTCTTGGGCCGGCGGGGACGCCGTCTGCTGGCTGAAGCTCTGCAGCGTGGTCGGCACGTTTCAGAACAACGAGCACATCACCGTGGAAGGGGTAGCCGATGCGGCGGACGCCGACGGCACGACCATTGAGCTGCTTCCGGCCGAGTATGTCCGGCCAGAATTCCGCGGGATGACGGCTCGGAAACTGATCGTGCAGGCCGAGGACAATAACCAGCGCATATCGTGGAACGGGTTCTTGCCTACCCAGGTAAGCAAGATGGGGCTGCTCCTGGAGAAGGGGTACTCGGTGACCCTGACCGACGCTGCAGATATGAAGGCCTGCTACGTCATCGACGCCGTGGCGTCTTCCGCCGGCTACTGCAACGTTGTGGGACAATTCTGAGGAGGTGATTCGTGAAAAAGATCCTTTTTCTCGTCGTTTTCGTCCTGGCCTTCCTGGCATTCAATCTTGAGGTTCAGGCCGCGCCCTTCGTGGTCAGCGACGCCTACCCTACTGCTGCCACTCAGCCTGACGGCTTTGCTGTTTCTCTTGACGGCGGCCCTGTGGTGGAAGCTCCGGCTGACCCTGTCACTTCATCCACCGTCCGTTTCAAGTTTGACGTTGGTGCAGTAGAGAGCGGCAGCCATACGCTGCGGGTCAAAGCATATAAGCAGGATGCCGTCTGGGGGAGGCTTGAGTCAACCGAAGCGGTTTTTACCTTCGCAAGGCCTGCGGCACCCGCTGTTCCCGGTGGATTGCAACTTGCACCGTAACGTGTACTTACAGGTTGAGACGGTAGGATCATGGCGCAGATATTAGTCAAGGCAATCGACGTATCCCCTCTACGAGCACAAGCCGGGGGAGCCTGGACGGATTCGAGGAATAAATGATTTCTTTTGTTCAAAGCAACGCTCATGGGGGAGAAGTTTACACAACCCTTACTGGCGTGACTGCGGGAAACCTTATTGTCGTTGGCTTTTCGGAAGTAAAAGATGCCTCTCCAACAACACTATCTTGTAGTGATGGGGCGAGCACCCTTACGGCGGTTGCGGAATCGAGTGGCACATTCGTAAGGTGGCGATTTTTTTATTTATTGTCTGCCAACTCTGGAAACAGGACGTATACAGTATCTGGTGCAAATGGTCCTGCGATGCGGTCTACGATTGTTATGGAGTTCTCCTACACGGGGAGCCTTTCTCTTGAGGACTATTCCAACAACTATGCGGACCATACGACAAGCATCACTTCCGGTAATGTCCAGCCCAGCGGGTCTTCCCTCGTCATTGGCGGGGCATTTAGCCATGCAGGGGGCGAGTATTCATCTTGTCAAGTTAATGGTGTTGCGGCTGATGGACAAAAATCGCATGACGATTTAGATTTTTGGCCTCCAATGTGGTATCGGGTTGTCACTGCGGGGTTTGACGGAGCGGCAACTTGCACCACAGCAGACCCCGGATATTACGCAGCAAGTGCCGTCTCCTTCCTGGAACAAACCGCCAAACCCTATTACGCATACGCATATCAGCAATAATTTCGGAGGATCAGGACATGCCCGACATTTGGATGGACGTTGACACAGCATTAAGCGAAGTTCCGGTCAACATCTTTCCCTTGATTGATGATACAGACTTCAAGACTCGGGAGACCGCCGTGGCCTACAATGCCGCCGGGATGGACCTTGTCTGGAATTTCGTCACCCCTGCCGGAGCTTTCACTCAGACCGCGGTGACGCCGACATCCGGCGGAAACTACGACTGGACGCACCAGGGGGATGGGATGTACACCATTGAAATCCCGGCGTCAGGCGGAGCATCCATTAACAACGATACTGAAGGGTTCGGCTGGTTCACCGGGGTCGCCACGGGCATCCTCCCCTGGCGCGGGCCGGTAATCGGCTTCCGCAGGGCGGCGCTGAACGACCTGCTCATTGAAGGCAGCACGGCCTCCACGAACATGGAGGACTTCTTCGACGGCACGGGCTATGCCGGCGGAACGACACCCCTCAACGTCAACGTGTCATCGATCTCCAATAACGCCATCACGGCAGCATCCATCGCCACGGGCGCTATCGACGCGGACGCCATCGCGGATAATGCCATCGACGCTGGGGCCATTGCCACGGGGGCCATCACAGCGGCCAAATTCGCATCCGGGGCCATCGACGCGGCAGCCTTGGCGGCAGACGCCGGGAGTGAGATTGCCACCGCCGTGTGGGCCTCGGCTACTCGCACCGTTACCTCCGCGGCGAACATTACCAGCACAGGCGGCACGGTCACTCTCGATGGCAGCGGGTATGTCACATA